ACGTTCTCGGCGATCACCTTGTCGCCCACCATGCGCTTCGCGCCTTGGCGCAGGTCATACGGCTCCTGCGATTTCTCGTAGCTCTTCAGGTCCGCCGCGACCATCGGATTGCCCTGAAGCATCGGATTCATCATCGCCTGCATCACGGCTTTGCGCGGGTCACCAGGGGTCGCGGGCGCCATGGCTGGAGGCATGGCGTTGCCCTCGTCGTCGCCCGTCACGGGCATCGGGACCGGGACCCCCGGCACACCCGAGCGCGTCTTCTCGTACTGCATGAGGGCGTCGGCGACGCTTTGTTGACGCTTGCTCGCGAGATTGCCCCATTCCTTCTCGCTGTCTTTCGCGAGCTTCTGGCCCGCGATCTTCGTGCCCGCGTGCAGCGCAAGCGCGAGCGGTGGCGTGACGGCCGTAAACCGCCCCTTCGCCTCAGCCTGCGGAACTTGCTGCTGCAACATCGCCTGAATCACCGCGTCGCGGTTCTTCAAGCCCATCATCTGCTCGATCATCTCCGGGGGAAGCCCGGACGCGATCAGTCCGTAGGGGTCGTTCATGCGCGCCCCAGAAGCCGGGAGACGGCCATTTCATTCCACAGCACCTTGGCCCGGAGTTCCAGCGGGAGCACGTCCATCTGCGCTTCAAGATCGGCCTTGTGCTGGATGTCATGAATTGCGTGATGTCGGAGGGCGGTGAGTTGCGTCCCGTGCAGCCGGGACAGCGCATCGACTTGCTCGACGCTCATCGGCTGGCGCTCCAGCGCGTGCATGTAGCCCAGAAGCAACGCGGGATGCTCATGCGCGATCAGGTAATACTGCGACCCGGCGAGTTGTGCCGCTTCGTGCGAGAGGGGAACCTCCTCGACGCCCAAGCGCTTCAGATCATCCAGAAGCATCAAGTCATGGCCGCGCTCTTCCTCCAAATGCTGCTTGTAGTATTCGAGCAAGCCACCCTCTGTCCGCGGGATGGCGAACTCCAGCAAGGGGGCAGAGGCCACCATCATCCGGTAGACGAAAGCGAGGCCGTTGCAGAGGAATTGACGATCGTGGAGCATCAGTACATCGCAATCATCATGGCCGCGCTCGCGAGAGCTTGATTGTTCGTATTCGCCTGCGACGCCTGCGCGTTGTAGACATCGGTCTGGTACTGGTTCTGCGCTTGGCCGGCCGCGAAGAGCGGCGGGGGAGCGACGTTCGTCGGATTGAATCCGCCGCCCGCGCCACCTCCTGCGGTAGCCGCAGGAGAAGCGCCCACCTGCGTTTTCCCCATGAGGCCGATGATCTCGTTCAGAGGAACCTGGCGTTGCGCGAGCATTTCCGCGATCTGCGTGCGGCGCAGCTCCGCTTGCTGGGAATTTGCCTGCGCCTGCTGGCTTTGCGAAAGTTGTGCAGCCGACCCGCGCTGCTGGAAGTTCTGGGCTCCCCCGGAAAGCTCCTGCTGAAACCGCTGGGCCTGCTCCGCGGTCCCGGTCGAGCGGCGGGCCATGTCCATGCCGAAGGCCTGCGCCGCAGCGTCCCCTCCGGCGATCTCGGCTTGCTGCTTCGCGTCGTTGCGCTGGCGGTTCAGCGTGTCCATCTCGCGCGCATACGCCTCCGTACCGGGCCTGAGTCCGCGCGCCACCAGATCGGATTGGACCTGCTCCTGCCGCTTGCCGATGTCGTCCTCGGCGCGGCTCATCATCGCCGCGATCACCTTGTCGCGCACCGCCGCGGCTTCCGCCGGCATGGCGGGAAGCTGGTTTTGGTCCAGCGCTTCCGGTGTCTGGGTCGGCGCGAGGCGCGCATCGGGGACGTATGACGTGGGCGCCCGAGCAGCGCCTGAGAAGTCCACGGGTTTCCCGATGATCTGATGAACGGTTTCGGCCCCTAGCTGGCCCGCCTCGCCGAGCCTCGACGCGGTGCTCCACCGCTGCTCCTGGAGATGCTGTTCCTGCGGGCTCAACGTGCTCGTGATGGTGGGTGTGTCGCCGTTCCACGTAATCGTCCGGTTCCCGAAGGGACCGATGACGTTCGGGTTGTTGATCCGGCCTTGCACTTGCGCCGTTTCGCGGTTGGCCGCGCCTTGGGCGTTGGCCTGGCCGATCACGTCGGGCGGCGGCGGCGGGCTTGCAGAACACATATCAGAGCCAGAACTTGCGCTGGTAGCGGCGCATCAGGGCATTCGTTACGCCGTTGGCGGCATCCCCGGGAACAAAACCATCCGCACGGAACGGCGTCGATTTCGCGGCCGGAGGTTCCACGACGAGCGGCACGCTGCGCGGAGGTGCGGACGCCAGCGGAGAACCGGGAGGATTCGCCACCAGCGGCGTTGACTGCTGGGGTGCGCTGGATGTGGTGGGCGGACTGGAATAATCGACAATCGGCCGCGCGAGCGCGGGAGGGGCCGCCACAGGAGCGGCCACCGGGGCAGCCGGGGAATCGGTGATGCGCGAAAGCGAATTGGTGTTGGGCGCGACGGCGGGAGTTGTCGGCGGTGTAGCGGGATTCTCGTACATCCGGCGCAGTTGCTCGGTCTGGTCCGCGAACGAGTAACCGTTGCTCTGTTGGGGTGCGTACTGGTTGTTTGAAGCTGCTGCGGCTTCCATGCCCGGAGGAATGCCGGTGTTGGGCGGTGGTGCGGGTGTACGTCCGAGGCCGCTGGTGCTCGGAGAATTGGTAAGATGACTAATTGGAGTCTGCCCGGAAGGATTGGGGCCAGTAGCGGGATTGGTATAAACGATAGGACCCGGCATGTCCGCTACGCCGCCCGAGGGCGCGTTCAGGAAATCGTTTCGATTCGCTGGGTTGACGCGCGGATCGAGACCGCCAGAAGCGCCGGGAGATGCCGTTCGGGACAGAGCGTTACTATTGGGCGGCGGTGCGGCTTGGCACATAGGACAGGCTCCACATCAGGGGATGTGCGCTGTCGGCGCGTGCTGGTACAGACTGAGCATCACACAACGGACGGCGCAAAGGTACGCTCTAGCGGGTGCTTTTACAGGTGCTTGGAGTAGTGCGAAGCGACCTCCTGATAGCCGAGAAATTCGAGAATCTTTCCCGTTTTCGTCGTCACGGGCGCGGTCAACGAAACCTCCACCGCTCCCCGCTCCCGACAGGTTTTCTCCATGAACTTGAAGAACCGGAGCGCCGTCCACCCTTTCCGGTACTCGGGCAGCAAATACCAGGTATCTTCGGTCGCGATCGTGGACTGGGTGTGCATGGAGGCAACGATGTAGACCCCGCCATACCCCACCATTCGCCCCTCTTCCCGGGCGGTGAACTGGATGAACCATCCCGCCGCGGCGTATTGGTTGTAGCGCTCGAATGACGGGCTGAACGGCTGGCTGTGGCGATAGGACTGCGTTTCGGCCCAGTGTTGAGTCGCAAGCCTGATCATCTCGTCCCATGCGATCTCCAGCGGCTCTACCGCAAAAACGACACTCAGAGCGAACCCCCATATTCGTAGATGAAGTCGTTCGCCATCCAGCGAACCGTGAGCGTGTTCGTCGCGATCTTCACCTTCCCCGCGGCGCAGTAGCCCGGAAACTCGTCGGGAGAAGTCCACGCTTTCACCACTTCCATCCCAGAGGCCCATGACGAGACCCCCCAAAGAGCAACACCCCAGAGGGCGCTACTCACGACGCTATACGTCGCGGTCCCGGTGATGGGGCTATCGGAAAAGTCCACGTCGATGTCGGTGAGGAAGTCCAGATTCCCGTTCACGGCCAGCACCGGCCGGAACATCTTGAATTGCTTCTGCAACCCCTTGCGCCCGAAGTAGGAAAACGCCGTCTTCCCATACGCCACGATGTCGTTCACGCCGTCGATCTGGCCGTGCCACGCCTTCACCACCTTGGTCCCCACGGTGAAATAGAGCTCGCCGTTATAGACCGTGAAATCTTCCGCGTCCCATTCGGTGAAGTTGCACCAGGCTTTCGTGATGGTGTTCATCACATACTGCTCATGTTCTCCATCCTCGGCCTTGGGGATATTCACGATCAGCGCCGATTGGCTCGGGAAGACATAGGCGCCCCACCCGTAGACGCTTCCATAGGTGCGCGCGGCGTCGTTGAAGGCGTTCTCGATCTTGAAAGAGAGGGCGAGCTTGTAGTCGATCGCCGCCGACTGGAGGGCCGCGGCAAGGGGGAAGGCGCCGTTCTGCGTGAGGAGCACCAAGTCTCCCCCGTACTGCACGAAACAGCGTCTCCCCAAAGGCTTGCCGAGGAAGTAGACACCGACCTTCGACCACGCCGTAGCACTTCCGGGATTGTTGCCTTCGTAGACGATGGCCTCGCCTTCGGAGGTCATGAAAACCGCGCGATCCTCCGGGCCGTCGCCGCCGTCGATCGTCCACGTCGCCATCGCGACAAGGTAGCCGCCCCTTCCGGCCTCCCCATCCAGCGGGAACTCGGTCAATGCGCCGCCAGCAGCACCGGCCGCGAGATACCAGAACGAGAGGCTGTCCTTCTCGATGAAGAAAAGCCGCCCCTTGAAGGCGTTCACGCCGATGATTTTCGTCGTGGTGAGGCCCGTCAGTGCGGGGCTCGTGCCGCCGTCCACCGCCGTCCAGGTCGTGCCGTCGAAGTAGAGCGGACGGTCTACCCCGTTCACCATGATGAGGTAGTTGTTCGTCCCGTCCCCGAAGTTGATCCATTGCTGCTTGCCGTTCGTGCTGACGGCAACAACCGATGCAACGACGCCCGCGCTGGAGACATCGTGGACCCCGCTCTGTGTGGCGCAGAACATCTTGTTCGCGCCCGTGAGCGAGTTGTACGTCGCGAGCGTCTTTCCGTTGTTCGCCATGCCGGTCGCATGGTTCGCATAGCCCCCGCGGATCTCGACGCAGGAGGTTTTGGGAAACCAATTCTGGAGCGCGATGGCGTCGGTCGGCGGCATGTCCGCCTCGGCGTCGCGCCGGTTCCACCCGCCGACGGGCGCCGGGACGCTGGTGACCGCCGAGACTTGAGAGCGCCCGACCTTCGACTTCTGGCGCAGGGGCTCGCGAATACCCATCAGGGCACGTTCCAGGAGCCCTCGGGAATGAAGATCCCGGGTTGCGGCCCCCTGTATCCGCAGGCGTCCATGAAGAGCATGGGCTTGCCGCCATCCCGCCCCAGAGCGTCCTTCACTTGCATCTCGTAGGTGCGGAAGAGCTCCGCGTAGTCCATGCCCTTCTCGCGAAGCCAGCGCCAGCGAAGCCCCTGCAAGGCGAGGTCGTCCGGCAGGAGAAGCGTATCGGTGTCGAGGGTAAAACGGCGCTTGTAGGTCGTCCCGTCCGCGCCGAGAATCCAGTTCTTCGAGATATACTCGAAATACCACGATTCCCCGGCAACGGGCGCCGGATTGACGAGGAGCTTCCCGCCACGAATGCGGAAGCGATACCGGGGGCCGGTCACGACAACGGCCTTCATCGCCTGCCAGCTCTTCGCATCCAACGGACCACAGACCGGAAGGCGGGTGCTACGGTCCCAAATCGTGTCGTTCTTGATGTACCGGAATCCGTTGCTCGCGATGGTCGCAATGGCGCCCTGGTCCTCAAGTGCCAAGCTCGTATGCGACGCCTCGAAGGTCAGGAACTGCCACGAACCTCGGGAGGCGAGGTCGTTCCCCTCCTCCTCCAGCAGCTTCATGACTTGGCGAATCTGCGGGTCCGTTGTGCCGTACACCGTTGCCGGGACGGGCAGGTTTTGCCGGCCGCACAAGTCCTGCACCACTTCGAGCATCGTCGCCATGGGTTACTCCTGGAGCCGAGCTTTCAGCGTGTCGATGTTGATGGCCGGATGCGGGGCTTTCCCGAACTTCGCCTTGTACTGCGCGGCGAGCGCGTTGAAGTCCGGCTCGATGAGATCCGACGCGGAAATTCCCGGGGTGTAGTTCGTCTCCCCGCGGTCGATCTTGACGGCGGTCATCAGGGACTCGACCTGCTTCGAGAGCGTTTCCACGCTCGATTCCAGCTCGCGGTTCCTGGCCTTCAGCGCCGCGATCTCCTGCGTGAGGGGTCCCTTGTCCTTGTTTTGCGAGACCCACGCCGCGGCCTTGTCCTTCAATCCCACGGCTCCCATGCCGATCCGCTTGATCCCCTCGTCGTTCATGACGGCCAGATCCTCGACCGTGAGGACGCTCATCCGGATCAGCGTGTCCTGTTGAGCGGGAGAAATCATTCCCCAGCCCTTGATCGGGGTGCCGTTTAGCGCCGGCTCTTCTCCCCGCTTCCACGATTCATATTGCTTGTGGTAGTGATCGACCCACTCCTGCGGGATGCGGCCGTTCTGGGCGTCGTGCTTCAGGCGCTCGAACCAGTTCGACACCTTGAAGATCATCACGTCCTTGGAGTAGGGCGGGGTGATATAGGCGTAGTCCACGTCTTTCGCGACGTAATGACCTTCCCGCAGGCTCGCGGCCTTGTCTTCCTGTGCCTGCCGGTCGAACCGCACGAATGCGGGCCGCTCTTTTCTTTCCAGGACATCACCGACTGCGTTCATGCCGACTCCTTCATGTGAACCTCGTAACCGAGGGTTTGGGCGATATGCGGGATCAATCCGTCGCCATAGACTTCGATCTTCACACCGAGCCCCTTGACGATCGGGAAGAGGATTGGGATCTCCTCGGCCTGTGCGGCGAGCCACGCGGTCGTGCGAAACCAGCGGTGATTGCAGAACACCTTGATCTCGACTTCGGGAACGGCGCTCTTCTGAAAATGGGTATGTTCTCCATCGAAAGAGCCGTCGATGCCGAAGAGCTTGATGTGCCGGAATCCCATGGCGTC